TGTTGCTTCGGGGGTTGGATGGTCAGCCGGTCCTCGATGAACGCGGCTACCAGTTCGCGCAAGACCTCGGACACGCCTCCGAATCGCGTGGCCTTGGCGCGGAACTCTGTGTGCGTCTGCGTGGGCAGGCGCACTGTCAGGAAAGTTGTTCGGCGGTTCATGTTGCGTATCCTAACAGGTCTGTGCGACAATTCAAGCACATTTTGAGCACACCCTGATGCGAGTTGTCTCCTGGTTCTCCTGCGGCGCAGCAAGCGCCATCGCCACCGTGCTGGCGGCCATCAAGTACGGCGAGATCGAGGCCGTGTACTGCCGCGTGGTCGAGGAGCATGAGGACAACCTGCGATTCCTCGACGACTTCACGCGCGTTGTGGGCATCCCGGTAAAGACGATCACCAACGAGAAGTACAACGGGTCAATCCACGAGGTGTTCCTCAAGCGCGGCTACATCAAGGGTCGCCGCGGTGCCCCTTGCACGGTGCATCTGAAGAAAGATATGAGGCGGTCCTACCAGCGCCCGGGTGACGTTCAAGTGTTCGGGTACACCATCGAGGAGCAAGATCGGGCTGATCGGTTCCTAGACTCGAACAACGATGTGCGAGAGGACTTCATCCTCATCGACAACAAGGTCACCAAGCAGCAGTGCTACGACCTCCTCAAGACCCTCGGCCTGAAGTTGCCGGTCATGTACCAGTTGGGCTACTCCAACAACAACTGCATCGGCTGCGTGAAGGGAGGCATGGGGTACTGGAACCAGATTCGCAGAGATTTTCCGGTGCAGTTCGAGCGCATGGCTAAGGTCGAGCGGGTGCTAAACCATGCGATCAACAAGGACAAGAACGGGCCGGTGTTCCTTGACGATCTCGACCCGCATCGTGGCAACCGGCTGCAAGATGCGCCGGCAGACTGCGGCTTCACATGTGAGTCGCCAAAATAATCAAGCAACGAAAAAAGCCCCACCGAGCGTGAACCCAATGGGGCAATGCGTTGAAGCAACAGAGAGGAGAGATGACAACCGGCAAGCCGGCCGTCAGATGATATGACAAGCAGCATCACCGTGCAACACCCCGCGTCGGTAGACGCCTACATCCGTCACCAGTGGTCCCTCGTGCCCATCCCCCCGGGAAGCAAGGGGCCGCGCACCGTGGGGTGGAACCGGCGCGAGACGGCGCTGCGCTCGCAGGCCGATCTGCCCCCGGGCCACGGCATCGGCCTGGCCCACGCCTACAGCGGCACGATGGCTCTGGACATCGACGACTGGCCCACCGCTGCGCCGATGCTCGCCCTCTTCGGCGTGGACCTCCAGGCGCTCTACGACGCACCCGATGCGGTCATCGTGGACAGTGGGCGCGCGGGGCACGGGAAGCTCCTCTACGCGATGCCCTTCGGCCTGGCGCTGGCCACCAAGAAGATCGAGTTGGAGGGGCGCACGATCTACGAGCTGCGCTGCGCCACGGTCGAGGGGCTGACGGTGCAGGACGTGCTGCCCCCGACGATCCACCCCGACACGCAGCAGCCCTACCGCTGGGCAGGCCGCGGCCACTGGACCCGGCTGCCGACGATCCCGCTGCCGCTGCTCGATGTGTGGTACTCGATGGTGCGCGAGGACGAGGCGCGTGTAGTACCATCGGGCATCTCGGCTTCTTGGGAGGAGATACGCTCGGCGCTCGCCGCGATCCCGGCCGACTGCTCACGCGAAGAGTGGATCACATGCGGCATGGCGATCCACCACGCTGCGAGCAGCGAGGGGAACCTCGAGGTCGGGTTCGCCGTCTGGAACGAGTGGAGCGCCACCGCACGGGACAAGTACCCCGGCGAGCGTGCGCTCGTGGTGCAGTGGCGGTCTCTGCGCAGCGACAAGTCCACGGCAGTACGCCTGGGCTCGCTCTTCCACCTCGCGCAGCGCCACGGCTGGGTGCGCCCGGTGCCCGACGCCGCGGCGCTCTTCAGCGCGGCGCGGCCAGCGGCTGCGCCCGATGAGATCCTCGACGGGCTGCGCACCCCGCTGCCCTTGGTCACGCTTGACTGGTTCCCGCCGGTGCTCGCGCAGCGGGTGCGCGACGTGAGCGAGGCGGTCGGGTGCGACCCCATCGTGCCGCTGTTCGCTGGCCTCTCAGCCGTCTGCGGGGCCATCGACGCCCGCAGCCGGCTGCGCCTAATGGACGGGTACGAGGTGCCGCCCGTGCTGTGGTTCATGACCATCGGGTCACCGGCCGACAAGAAGACCCCGGGCTCGTCGCCCATGATCGACGTGCTGCACGCCATCGAGGCCGAGGATACGCCGCAGTGGAAGGCGCGGCTCCTCGACTGGGAGGCCCGGGAGGCGCACTACAACGCGGCCAAGAAGGACTTCCTCGACGCCGCGGCATCGGGTGAGGGGGCGATGGGCGGCACGCTGCCCACGGTGCCGGATCTCCCGCCGCAGCCCCAGCCGCTGCGCATCAAGGTGAGCGACATCACGAGCCAGAAGCTCGTGCGCTACGCCGCTGACCGGCCGCGGGGGCTGCTCTGCTACCTCGACGAGATGGGCGGCTGGGTGCGCAAGATGAGCGACCGCACCAGCATCGAAGACCGCAGCGCTTGGGTGCAGGCCTACGAGGGCAAGCGCTACGAGTACGACCGGGTGGGTGGGGGCGCGGTGATAGCCGAGTGCTTCGCCGTGGCGGTGTACGGCAACATCCAGCCGCTGATTTACAAGGAGGCCATCGGGGGGCTATCGACCGATGGCCTGCTACAGCGCTTCGTGCCGGGTCTGCTCAACACGCGCCTCACCCGGCGCGGGGAGCCCGAGGCCCGCCACCGGGCCAGCATCGGCGCCTGGGAGCAAGCGGTGCGCCTGGTCTATGCCCTGCCCCCGACCACGTACACCCTCGCTCCCGATGCGCTCACGCTGTTCCGGGACTTCCAGGACTGGTTCGAGCGCAGCAAGCACGACGAGGTGCTGCTCGAAGCGGAGGTGTCGTTCCTGACCGCATACGGGAAGCTAGAGGGCACCGCCGCGCGCCTGGCGCTGGTGTGTCACGTGCTCGCTGAGCCGTTCAGCAGCGTAGTGAGCCGAGACACGATGGCGCGGGCCATCGAGATGGTGCGCTCGTATGCGATCCCGGCGCTACGGTACTGCCTGGCCGAGATCGGCGGGCTGGAGACGATGGAGCAGTGGGTCCAAAACTGGATCCTGTACCACCTCGACGGCAAGACCACTGTCACCCTGTCGGAGATCAAGCGAGGCGCGCGCCGGCGCATGGAGAAGTACCAGAACATCTGGTTACAGGACCGGGTAGTGATCGGTGCGATGGAGACGCTAGAGGCCGCGCGGTGGGTGGTGCGGCTCGACGACGGGTCACGCGAGCACCTCCACCAGGCCGAGTGGGCGATCAATCCGGCCCTGATGGATCAGTTCGCCAAGCAACGCACCGAGATCATCGTAGCCCGTCAGCGGGCCGAGGATGAGCGCCGCAGGATCGCCAAGATCGAGCGGCGCATCGTCAAGGGGTTTGACCCCGAGACGATGGAGCCGATGTTACGAGTGGGTTAGGTAGGCTTCGATGAAGGTTTGCGCGACTTGCGGGACGATCGCGTTTCCGTAGGCGCGCAGGCGTCCCACTCGGGCGGGAGCCCCATGAGCCAGCGGGAATGTGCCGGGTTCAACTGGCCGCCACTTTTCATCCCGGCAGAAGAGCCAGTCAGCATCTCGCCAGTGACCGTGAGTCGGGCGGCCCCCGGCAGCTTCAAGAAGATCGCTCGAGATCCGTCCGGCTTCTTTGGGCCGTAACAGTGCGTGCTGCCCAACTCGTCGTTCACAATCGGCGTCGGCCAACCCGCTAGATTCGCCTGCCTCGGCAACTGATCGAGCCTGTCCCGGCCCGTGTCCGACCTCGGCACAATGTCCGCCCCGCTGTCCTTCCAATCCCTGGTGGTGGTGGTGGTCCAGCCCGTCAACGCGGCTGCGCCCGGCAACCTGTCCGTCCCCTGCGCCGGGCCGCCGTTCGGCCCGTCTTGTGTGCAGGGCATCGGCCACCCAGTAGAGCCGCTGTCGGATGTGCGGCGCGCCGATGCCCGCAGCGCAGAGATCGGCAGCCCCTGCGGCGTAGCCCGTGGCTTCCAGGTCAGTGCGTACAAGGTCGAGCCACTCAAGGCCGTCTTTGCTCGCAACCTGCTCGCCAAAGACGACTGGAGGGCGGCACTGGCTGATGAGCCAGTGGAACGCGGGCCAAAGGTGCCGCTCGTCAGCAAACCCAGCACCTTTGCCAGCCGAGGAGAAGGGCTGGCAGGGGCAGGAGCCGGTCCAGACGGGTCTATCGTCGGGCCAGCCTGCCAGGCGCAGAGCGTATGACCAGGCGCCGATGCCAGCGAAGAAGTGGCACTGGGTGTACTGAGCCAGTTCGGCAGGCTCGATGTCCTCAATGGATCGCTCATCGACTACTCCGGGGACAATGTGGCCCGCTGCTATCAGGTTGCGCAGCCATGCGGCAGCGTATGGGTCGATTTCATTGTAAAAGGCGCTCACTTAAGAAGCTCCGCGTGCACCCCAGGCGCCAGAGCTTCGACGATGCCCAGCACGTCGAGCAGGCGCAGCGCGCTGGCCGAGGGCTCGCGCACGCCCATCTCCCAGGACTGGTACGTCGCCACGGGCACGCCCAGATACGCGGCCATGCGCGGTTGAGTGAGCACGAGCCGCTGCCGCGTGGCAACAAGGCGCCGGGTGACCTCAGTGTCAGGCAGCGCCCGGGTGCGCGGGCGGCCGCGGGTGGGCGAGGGGGCAGGGGAGGGGGGAGGGGAGGGGATCATGGTCAGAGGTCCAGTGCGATGATGAGGATGAGGGCCACGAGGGCGGCTAGAGCTGCGAGGATCACGGCTCGCCCCTCGTGAGACGATCGGCCTCCCAGGCCCGTGCGGCGCGGTCGGCATCGGCTGCACTGGGTGGGGGATCTTCGACGGGGTAGTCGTCGTCATAGATCTCTTGCTCCCAGAGTTCGTCGCAATGGCAACCGAACCCGTCGGTGGCTGGGCAGTCCGGGTGATGGGGGGCTTCGTTCAGGACGATCATGCTGCGGGCTCCTCATGCGTGCCCGAGATAGCGGCGCGAAGCGCGAGCATCTCCCGGGCTACGGTGTCACGTCGAATGGGCATCGGGAAGCGCTGATCTAGGGCTTCGAGAAGGCGCTGAGCGCACTGCTCGATAGCGAGTGAGCGTTTCCGTTCGCTCTCTAGGGTTTCGATAATCACGCGCCTATAGTCGTAGTTCACCCCTCACCCTCCTCGATAGTCTCGACGGTATCGACGCCCATAGGCCAGGCCGCGCGGGCTTCGTTCAAGGGCTCGTAGAGCTTCGTATGGTCGATATGCTGCCCGTAGGCGCACGGGGAGCCGTGGCGGCTCTCGGTGTTGAGTTCGAAGTATTTGCGCACGTATTCGGCTGTTGATGTAGTGGGATCGGCGCGGGGGAATTTCCTTTTCTCCCCCAAGCGCTTGAGCCGGTAGCGCTTCAGGCTCGACAGTTGCAAGGGCACGCTGGAGCCATCTTGCAGTTTGTACCGGGCACGAGTGCCGTCGGGGTATCGGGTTTCGATTGTGTGCATGGTCTAGTTCCTCTCTCTCTCAATAGGGCGCCGGCTCAATCGGCAGGGGCTCCCGTGGCGCGCGCGGTGCGCGAGGCACGCGGATGCGCACGTCAACGGGCGGGATAGGGTCGGTGGGTCTAGTGGTGCCGAACGGCCACCAGGCGGGGGTGCCCGGTGGCCGGGTGCCGTCGGGGTTAGTGGGGGTCACAGTACGACGGGCAGCCACAGAACCACCATGAGGGCAGCAAAGGCCAGTAGAACCCCGGCCGCGAAGGCCAGGGGGGAGGGTTCGCGGTTATCAGGCATTGCAACACCCGCAGCAAGGGGCGTCCTCGCACAGGCCGCGACGGTTCCGGTAGTACTCCCGGCCGGACGGAGTGCGCCAAATATCGGACACCCCGCGCGCCAGGGACGAGCGAAGATAGCGGCCGGTCGATGCGGCCGCTTCGGGTTCGGCCGCGGCCAGCTCAGGATCGATTGAGCGGGCCAGCTCAAGGTCCGGGTCCGATGGTGCATCGACATCGGCAGGCGCGGCCGCACGGGCAACGAGATAGTACCGGCCGCGGCC